GGCTGCCCGGACTTTCGCGATTAATTCCGGTACAACGGTTGGGCCGCCGGATAACACGGCATCAGCGCCCGGAAAGCGCTCGGAACGAGCGTAGTGGGGACGGTGATCCACCACCGTGACGCTCCACCCGAGGAAGGTAATCAACGTGGCTACCGGCAGGGCATCGGCTCCGGCGCCCAACAGCAGGAGCCGGGGAGGGGCTGATTGTTCTAGCAGCAACAATTCGGCTCCCGGCAGGGCGTGCGACAGCAGGCGGGAGCCCGAGGTCGCCGGTAAGTTCACCGCCACTCTTCGCAATGCCTCAGCGCAGGCGGGCGGCGCCATTCCGAAAGCCTCTCCGTCGGGAATGAAAATGCCGCTTCCGGCCGCCCAATCAGCCTGCGCGGCTGGCGTGCCGGCGGCCACGGTGTGCGAAGTTGAGCGGATGAGCATCAGCAGTCGCTCGGCTCGACGCGCTCGCCAGGCTGCCGCGAGCCTTTGCAGAGGCTGCCATTGTCGGGACACCTCCAGACGCTGCAGCAGAATTTCCATCGCCCCCTCGCAGCCGGAGCCGAGCCCGAACAATAGATCCTCCGGTCCGCGCATGTCGTAGCGCACGATCTCGCTGTGGCCGCTGTCGAATACGCGTCGGGCGCGCTCACTGAGGTCGCCCTCGAGGCAGCCGCCGGACAGCAGCCCGGCATATTCACCGCTGGATGCGATGAGCATCTGCGCACCCGGCTTGGTGTAGGTGGGGCCGGCGGTATGCAACACGGTAGCCAGTACCATGGACTGCGCGTGCGTGCGCTCGCTGTCGAAAAGCGGCAGCAGTCTCTGCAGCGAAGTGCTCATAGGCCTAAAAAAAACCTGATTAATCAGCACCCATCTTGCCACTGATCCTGTCCAAAAGTCGTGGGACTGCCTTGACTTGGAAAGGCGCTAACCTCACCATTCCGCTTCTCGTCTGAGACGGCGCGGGAATAGCTCAGTTGGTAGAGCGCAACCTTGCCAAGGTTGAGGTCGCGAGTTCGAGCCTCGTTTCCCGCTCCAAATTCAGGCACATAGCGGACCTCGCCTCCAGGGTTGCCACGCACTTGCCACGCATCGCCCTGGCGACCGGATCCTCGGGCCCGGGCTGATCGACGATCTCCCGTCCGCAGAAGGCGCGCGTGACGCGCGCGGCCAGCTCGTCGAACAGCGCCTCGACGGCGTCGACGACGCTTCGCAGGTACTCTGGCCGGCGGTGGATGTAGCGTTTGCCGGTCGCCGATCCTTCCGCCTTGTGACCCATGAACACGTCGGCCTCGGAGTCTGGCACGCCGTACTCGGCGAGCCACGTGCGCACGGTATGCCGGATGACGTTCGGGCCGCCGGTGACGCCGGCTTCCTCGGCCAGCAGATCGAAGAATTCACGCGTCGCCAGGCGCTTTCCGTAATACGTGATGACCTGGTTGCCGGCGCGCTCCCAGCTCGCGAGTTCGGCGGCCACCGTCGGAGCGATCGGCACCGTCGGCCTGCGCTTCTTCGTCTGACGCCTGCCATCCGGATTGAGCCGGATCCGGCCCAGTCGCAGATCGACCTGGCCCCAGGTGAGCTCGCGCAGCGCGGCCTCGCGCGATGCGGTGCCGACCGCCAGGACCAGGAAGCGCCACCAGTGCTCGCGCGTGTGCTGGCCTTCGGCCCTGGGCGCGGCCGCGGCGTTGAACAGCGCGGCCAGGTCCTCGACCGTGAAGGTGTGCTCGCGGTCTCGCAGGACCGGCTTCCAGTCCGCGGCGGTGATCTGCTCGGGCACGACGAGCTCGGGATTGTCGCGACGGTGCCAGTTCATCGCCGCCCAGATGCGATTGAGGCGGCTCTGAATCGTCCAGTCTGAGAGGCCTCGTTCGCGCAGCTTGTCGACCAGCTCGAGCTGCTTCCTTCGATCGAGCTCACAGATGTCTGGATCGCCCCAGATCTCCAGCGCGTCGCGTTGGGCGGCGAGGTGTGCATGCACACTGGGCAGCTCGCGCGCGTAGTTCACATAATAGGCCTGCATGACGCCGGCTAGCTGGGCGTCAGCGGTGACCGGCGCGCGGTCGGCGCGGAGGGCGTGCTCGAGGAGCGCGCGCCGTGCCTCTTCGAGGTCTGCTGTGCCAGTCGATACACCAGCTGTCTGTCGAGTCTGCGGGTCGTACCAGCAGATGTAGAGCGTTCGGCGCTTCCCCCTGGCCTTAAGGAAGAATCGGCCGGCGCGGTCGAGCTCGACTGGCATGTCCCCTCCGCTGCGAATTTCTGCAGGTCGGCCTCGATCACCCGGACAGCCCGACCGTATCGTTTGGCCGTCAGCTTACGCGATGCGATCAGCCGCATCACGGTCCGCACGCTCACGCCGAGGTATTCGGCGACCTGGCGGGCGGTGTACAGGCGGGGAAGGGTCTCCATCATGAGCAGCCTTCGTCCTCCCGGGACTGAGCGGCTGCGAACACCGGCGCGCCCGGCTTCAGCCACATCGGATATCCCGCGACGTGGCGGCGCGCTATCCATAGACCGAAGTGCTCGGACCAGAAGTAGGGCGGCGGTTTCATTGCTCCCCCTTTCCCTCAGCGGTTACTGGGCAGCGCCACGACCTTATCCTCGGCCGGTGGCGGCAGCAGCGCCTTCGCCTTGTCGATCACGCGCTCGCCGGTCGGCAGCAGAATGTGGGGCATGAACACCGCATCGAAGCTCATTACGCCGCATTCGATGGCTGTCACTTGGCCCTTGATCCAATCGCGTAGCACCGAGCACACGGCCGTCTGAGCGATGCCTAGTGCCTTCTGGTCCCATCGCTGCTTCGTGGGTCCATTCCAGCGCTCAGAATATGGATGCGCCTTGAGCCATGCATTGGCATAGCCACGCCAGCTTGCCTCCAAGCTGATCTGACGGCCGCGCCATTTGAACTGAACGATGGTGCAGCCGCGCTCGTTGTCGATCATGGTGCCGAACGCTTGACAACCAAACGTCGACAGGATCTTCTGCGCCGCCACCAGCGCCTGATCGCCAGCGGTTGTGTTTTCGTATGGGATACTAGCCACGTTGCACTTCCTCGCTCACTTATGTGCATTCGCGCACGACCACGCATTCGTGGCGCAGCCGTGCTCCAGGTTGTCTGCATGCCACTGGCAACCGACAAATTCGGCGGTAAAGATCAGGCCGGCGAAAATGGCGACAATCGTCAGCCAAAATTCCTTGCTACTCATGGGCCTTATCTCCAATCCGTTGCGGCATCGTTTCCTCCGCTGCACAGGCCGGGCAAACATCGTCCTCCGACCCCTGACCGCGCCCAAAGCCCTGCGCACCGCAGACATGCGCAGCTTTCGGTTCCTCCGGATCACAATCGCACTGCTCGCTGCCGCTGATCCAGTTGCGACCGCACTTGGAGCACAGTCGCTGCTGTGTCGGCTCGTCAGCGGTACGTTTAGACGCAACGACCCCTGCAACCGTGTTGCTATAATCGAGCTCTCGGATGCGCGCCTCCAGCTTCTCGCAGCGCGCGGTAAGGTGGTCGTGGCTGTCAGCCCAGTCGATGGTGTCGTTGCAGGCGCCGAGCAGTGACGCCTCTAGATTAGCTACCTGGGCGCGCAGGCGGTTGATTTCCTTCCGTTGCGAGTCGTGGCACGAGTGCGCCCCAGGCTTGGCTGGGTTGATCGACAGCCCGCAAAAATCGCACAGCGAATTTGAGGCGGTCATACCTTGTCCTCGTCCGAGATATCTTTATTTTCGATATTTCGATAACCCGCCAGCCACGCAGCTTCTAGCGCACGCTGAAGAACGTCGAGATTCACGCAGTCGTCATCGACGATGCTATTTGCCAGCGCCACGGTGGCGTGCAGCGATCCGTACTCGAATGCCTGGTGCTTTGCACTCATGGCTGCTTCTCCTGGGCGAGGGCTTCGCGGACAGTACGCACCCTAGAAGCGAGCGCATCCCTGTCGCAAGCCGCCCAGGCCACGTCAGTCTGATCGCGACCGTCGCTGGCGTTGAATGGACCGTGCCAGCCGCGCTGACGGCAGCCGGTGCGGTGTTCGCGGGCCAGCTTGCCCAGATCACGCTCGACGCTGGCGCGATCACTGAAGCGATTGATCTAGCAGCCGTATGCACCGTGACGCTCTCCGACGGTGAAAGCCTGATCGCAGCGCTCAAGCTGATGGTACGCGTTGCCGAGTAAGGCGCTGCGACCGTGCAAGCGGCACGGCTGTCCGGCGCTGGTGTCATCTGGTTACTGTCGCGCGCACGAGCTGCGCGCACAGCGCGAGCAGACGCGCGCCAGACGGTCTGATCCGGTGCGTCGGGAACGCATGGCGTTCTATTCGACGACGGCGTGGCGTCGTTGTCGTGCTGCCAAGCTCGCGCGCGATCCGATGTGCGAACATTGCAGCCGTGCGCTGGCAAGCGAGGTCGACCACAAGACGCCGATCGCTGCCGGCGGCGATCCGTTCGATGACGGCAACCTGCAGTCGCTCTGTCACGCGTGCCATTCACGCAAGACGGCGCGCGAAGGCGGACGTTGGTAATGCAAGCGCCGGCCCCCGGGTGCCAAAAACTTTGGAGCGATGGCTTCCATGTCGGGCGTCTAGCCAAATTTTCACATCCACAAAATAAGTTAATGAAATCATCGTTTTGTGGAAGTGAGCCCTGTCTGATGGCTGGCGTAATTCGTTCGAGGTACTAACTAATACGATGGCCAGGCCGAGAGAATCCGCGACGATCCTGCAGATGAAGGGCGCGTTCGATAAGAACCCCGATCGCGCGCGCGCCGATCTGCCTGGTGCCGGTCCGATGGCCACGGAGCCGCCACCCACGCTGACAGGCGAAGAGATCGCGGCCTGGCGATACATCTACGAGCGCTGCCCGCTGCCGGCGCTATCGAGCTCGGAAGAGATCGCGCTCGAGCAGGCGGCGCGAGCCCTCGCCATGCTGCGAAAGATCAATCCGATCATGATTGATGTCTACGCGGCGCTCGACCGTCGCCTGCAGACGTGGCTGGCCGAACTCGGCATGGGCGTCAAGGCGCGAGCTGCGCTGGGAGCGAAAGTTGGGAAACCGGGCGGCAACAAGTTCGGCAACCTCACGCCGTCGGACCCGGCCGGCTGATTTCGTCGGGATCGCGCTCGCCTACGCCGAGACGGCGATCGAGGACAGGAAGGGCGAACGGTTCGGGAAGTGGATCCGGCTCGCAGCGAAGCGATTCATGGCCGACCTGCGCCGCGCGCAGCGCAAGCGTCGGCCGCCGTTCCTGTGGAGTCCGGCAAGGGCGAACCGAGCCTGCGAATTTATCCAGCTGCTGCCGCACGTCGAGGGCTCATGGTCGACCTCGACCATTAAGCTCGAACCGGCGCAGGTTTTCTTCATTGTTCAGCTGTTCGGATTCAGGAATTTCGACGGTACTCGACGGTTCACGACGGCCCTGCTTGCGGTCGCGCGCAAAAATGCGAAGTCGACGCTCGCCGCTGCGATCATGTTGTACTGCTTCTGCGACGAGCCGGAGCTTGGCCCGCAGATCATCAGCGCGGCGACGACTGGCGACCAGGCGCGCATCGTCTGGGGCGTTGCGCGCCGCATGGTGGAGCGGTGCACGGATCTTCGCGAGGCGTTCGGCGTGGAGGCATTCGCAAATGTCATCTCGCGCTTCGATATCGGGGGCACGTTCAAGCCGATCAACGCGAAGGCCTCGACGCAGGACGGCCTGAATCCCTCGGCGTTATGTTTCGACGAGCTCCACGCGCACAAGACGCGTGACCTCTTCGACGTGCTGCGCTCGGCGGCCGGCGCGAGGAAGAATCCACTGTTTCTGTACACGACGACCGAGGGATATCTAAACCCCGGACCGTGGCAGGAAGTGCGCAAGTTCGCGCAGCTGGTGCTCGAGGGCACGGTTGAGGCTGATCACTTGCTGGCGCTGTATTACGCCGTCGACGACGACGACTTCGACGAACGCGCCTGGTACAAGGCGAATCCCCTGATGGGGATCACGCCGAGCATCACGAAGATGCGCGAACTGGCGAAGGAAGCGCGCGAGCTGCCCGGAGCGCTGGCCGAGTTCCGGATCAAGCGCCTGAATAGGCCCGCGGCGGCGGGCGATGCCTGGGTCAATCTTCTGAAATGGCGGCGCTGCGGCGGCGCTGTCCCGCTCGACGAGCTCGTCGGGCAGCCCTGCTGGGCCGGCATGGATCTGGCCTCAACGACGGACATGACGGCCTGGTGGCTCGTGTGGCTGCTCGAGGGACACGTCTATGCGTGGGGCCGCTACTTCGTGCCCGAGTCTGCGGTGGCAAGCCGCGGCGAGCGCGGCGGCGTCGCATACGCGCCGTGGGTCGCTGCCGGGCATATCGAGGTTACGAGCGGTGAAACGACCGACTACGACCTGGTACAGCAGCGCGTGCTCGAGGACTGCCGGCGATTCCAGGTTCAGGAGATCGCTTTTGATCGCTGGAATGCCAACCAGATCGTCAACAACCTCGCGAATGAGGGACAGACGATGGTCGAGTTTGCCCAGGGCGCCCGGTCATATAACCCCGCGATGAAGTACCTCGAGGAGGCCTACATCGCGCGCAAGCTGCACCACGGCGGCAATCCCGTGCTTGCATGGAATGCCGCCAACCTGGTGCCGCGGAGGGACGCGAACATGAACATGGCACCAGATCGGAAGCGTTCCGCCGACAAGATCGACGGCATGTGCGCCATGCTCATGGCCCTGGCTCGCGCTGTGGTGCATAACCAGCCGGCGCAGCAGTCCTTCGTGGCGCTCTGATGGCCTGGTACGACGCACTCAGGCGCTTGGTCGGCCTGGAAGTTCGGAACGACACCGCCGGCATGACGCCGATGCAGTTTGCAGAGTTCCTGGGGCTCGCAGGCACTTTCGCCGGCCGCACCGTGTCGCCCGAGACGGCGATGCAGGCGATTGCCGTGCAGGCGTGCACGACGCTTATCGCCGGCGGGGTGATCTGCATGCCGCTGCGCGTGAATAAGCGCTCCTATGAGGGCGGCAGACTCCTGCTCAGGCCGATCGATGATCACCCTTACTGGTGGATGTTCAATGAGCAGGCGGGCCCTGACAGCACCGCCGCGCAGCTCTGGACTCGCCTGACGCTTCACAAGCTGCTCTTCGGCGAGAGCTTCGCGCGCATCATCCGGCGCCCGAAGTCGAACGAAGTGCTGGGCCTGGTGTTTCAGCACAACCGCGACGTCATGATCGAGAGGGCGTGGGACCCGACCTGGCGTATGTATCGGATCGTGCGCTACCTGGTGAACGTCGCCGGCAATTTCTTCGGCGTCTCTCCGGACGACATGCTGCATTTCGAGGGCGAGAAGCCGCTCGACGACCCGACCCGCTACGCGATCACGGTCAGCGGCGGAACGATGCAATCCGCCATCCTGGACGGCGCGCGCCAGGCGATCGGGATCTCGCTCGCGATCGAAGAATACTGCGGCAGGTTCTTCACCAACGGCGGAATGCCGAAGATCGTGTTGAGCCACCCAAACACGATGAAGGACGAGCAGATCGAGCAGCTGCGACGCATGTGGGTGGAGCGATATGGCGGCGCCGGGAATGCGCACATGCCGCTGGTGCTCGCCAATGGCACCAAGGCCGACAAGATATCGGCTACGGCCGAGGAAGCACAGCTGCTGGAGACGCGCGCCTATCAGGTCGTGGAGATCGCTCGGGCGTTCCGCGTGCCAGGTTTCATGATCGGTGAAACCGCAAACACGACCAGTTGGGGCAGCGGCATCGAGCAGATGTCTAAGGGCTTCGTGCGCTACACGCTGAGGCCGCACACGAACGCCTTTGAGCAGGAAATTAACCGGAAGCTCTTCGGAATCGACCGATATGCGGTGGATTTTGACGAGGAAGCGCTCGAGCGCGGCGATATGCAGTCGCTCGGCACCTGGTTCCGCGCGGCGCTCGGCGGTTCTGCCGGCCCGGGCTTCATGACCTCGAACGACGTGCGCCAGCGCGTCGGTCTACCGCCCATCGATGGCGGCACGTCGCTGTTTACCCCCGCAGGAGGGACGTCCGATGCGAGCAATGCGCCCGATGAACCGGCTGAGCCAGCTGGTCGCCCGAAACCGGAGCCGGCCGCGCCGCTACGAGGTCCGTCACCAGGCGGGCAGTGAATCCGCGACGGTCTACCTGTACGACATGATCGACCCGGACTTCGGGATCGGCGCCGATCAGTTTGTGAAGGACCTGAATGCGATCAGCGCGCCGCGTATCGATCTGCACATCAACTCGCCAGGGGGCGACGTGTTCGACGGGCGGGCCATCGCCTCGGCGATTGCCGCCCATCCGTCCAACGTCGTGGCGCACATCGATGGTCTGGCGGCTTCTGCCGCCTCGACCGTCGCCATGGCAGCCGACGAGGTCGAGATGGCGCCAGGCAGCTTCCTGATGATCCACCGCGCGTGGACGCTGGCCTTCGGCAACGCCGAGGATCTGCAGGAGACCGCCGCGCTGCTCGAGAAGATCGACGGCTCGCTGGCGGCGGACTATGTCGCCCAGACCGGCAATTCGCTAGAGCAGGTCACCGACTGGATGAACGCCGAGACGTGGTTCACGGCCGATGAGGCGCTCGCGAATGGTTTTGCAGATCGCATCGCGGGCGATACCGACGATGACGACGACGAAGATGGCCAGAGCGATGACGACGATGACGGGGACGGCATCGACCCGGCCAGCGCGGCGGCGAACTGGGACTTGACCGCATACCTGAAACGCCCGCCGGCTCGCGCGGCAGCGAAAGCGCCGCCGGTAGCAGCCCAGGCGCAAGACGATAACGAGGGCTTCGAGGCCGCGGCCGATCAGCGCCGCCGGGAACTCGCCCTTATCTGAACACGCAGCGGCGCTCCCGCAACGTGAAAACCAGCCGCCCACCCGGGCGGTTTTTTTATACAACTTGAGGTAGAGACACCATGGTTAGCAAGCTCAAAGCCTTGCGGGAGCAGCGTGACGCGCTCGCAAAGGAAGTCCGCGCCCTGAATTACAAGTTCCCCGGCAAGGACTGGAAGCCGGAGCACCAGGCGCAGTATGACGCGCACATGTCCGACATCGAGCGCATCGACGGAGAGATCAAACGCGAAGAGCGCGTCCTCGATCTGAACGCCGAAGAGCGCTTTCAGGACGCGGTTCAGCAGGTAGAGCGCGAGCCCGCCGCACGGCGCAAGCTGAGCGAAGCTCACGCGCGCGTCCTCAACCGTGCCAATCAGGTCCAGCTTTCCGTGCAGGAAGCGCTGCAGGAAAGCGCCTTCAGCGCGCTGGTGCGCGGCGGCCTCGAGGCGCTCTCTTCGGAGCAGATTCGTGCGCTGCGGGAGATTAGCAACACACTGAGCACCACGACCAACTCGCAGGGCGGCTACACGGTCCCTGTGACCATCGTCCCTCAGTTCATCGATGAGCTGAAGGCATTCGGCGGCATGCGAGCGGTGGCGGATCAGTTCGCCACGGCCGACGGTCGCACGATGCAGTACCCGACGACGGACGGCACTGCCGAGGTAGGCGAGATCATCGCGCAGAATACCGCGGCGAACGCGCTGGATCCGAGCTTCGGATCGGTGAGCCTGAACGTCTACAAGTTCGGCTCGAAGATCATCACCGTCCCGTTCGAATTGCTGCAGGACACGGTGATCGACATCGAGGGCTTGATCAGAAAGCGCATTGGCCAGCGCATCGGCCGCATCCAGAACACGAAGTACACGGTCGGCGCGGGCGATAGTTCGAGCGAGCCGAATGGCGTCGTGACTGCTGCGACGCTGGGTAAGACCGGCACGACTGGTCAGACGCTCACGATCATCTACGATGATCTGGTCGATCTCGAGCATTCGGTGGACCCGGCCTATCGTGCGCTGGGCAACTGCAAGTGGATGATGGCGGACAGCTCACTGAAGGTCATCCGCAAGCTGAAGGATACCGCCGGCCGCCCTCTGTTCCTGCCTGCCTACTCGGCCGGCATCGTCGGCGCGAGCGCTCCGAACGAGCTCATGGGCTATCCGATCCAGATCAACCAGGACGTCGCCGCCATGGCGGCGAACGCGAAGTCGGTCCTCTTCGGCGACTTCTCGTTCTACAAGATCCGGGACACGCTGGAGATGATGCTCTTCCGGTTTACGGATTCTGCCTATGCCAGCAAGGCGCAGGTCGGCTTCCTGGCCTGGATGCGATCGGGCGGCAACCTGGTGGACGCGAAGGCGGTCTACTACTACGCGAACAGCGCGACCTGATCCCCCCGGAAGGAATCGCGTTGTAACTCGGGCCTCGGGGCGAAAGCTCCGGGGCCTGTTTTCTCTCCCAGATTGAGGAACGAACATGGCAAAAAAGGAAGAGCGCGGCGACGTCAAGGCGCGCGTGCTGCGGCATGTGCACATTGCCGGCCAGCGCCACGCGCCGAACGACCTCGTGACGCTTCCCGCGGACATGGCGGACGCGCACGCCGCAGCGGGCGATATCGACCCACATCCGGACGCAGTCGCCTACGCTGAGAGCCTCAAGAAGGCCTGAGCATGTCGTCGCTGCAGCTCGTCACGCCGCCGACCGTCGAGCCTGTCTCGCTGTCCGAGCTCAAGGCGCACGCGCGCATCGAGGACGCCGCATCCGACGTCGTCCTGGGCGTCTATCTGCAGGCGGCCAGGGAGCACGTCGAGGCGGCCACCGGCCGCGCGCTGCTCACGCAGGCATGGAAGAAGACCTGGGACAGTAGCTGGCCCGGGCATTACTGGGAGCGGCGCTCGCAGCGCATGTACCTGCCAAAGCCGCCGCTGCAGTCGATCACGTCGGTTCAGTACATCGATCCGACCGGCGCCGAGCTGACGCTCGATCCCTCTCAGTATCAGCTCGTGCAGGAACCGTACGTTTCCTATCTGGCGCCGGCCTACGGCGTCACAGGCTGGCCGGCGACACGCTGCCAACCCGATGCTGTCACCGTGACCTGGGTCGCCGGCTGGACGGACGCTGCGCTCGTTCCGGCGAAGCTGCGCACGGCAATCATGATGCTCGCCGCGCACTGGTTTGCGACCCGCGAGGCCGCCGCCGGAATCCTGACCGAGGTTCCCTTCGGCGTGCAGGCGCTGATCTCCAGCGAGCAGGCCACCGGCCTGATATGAGCGGCGGCCACAACATTCCGGTACCGCGGGCCGGGGAACTGAAGTGGCGCCTGACGCTGCTGAAGCGCTCGGTGCGGCCGAACGGCGCCGGCGAGGCGATCGAGACCTTCGAGCCGCTTCAGGAGGTCTGGTCCAAGGTCATGCCATGGGTCGGGCGCGACTACTACGGCGCGGCCCAGGAGCAGAACGAACTGCAGACGATCTTCCTGATCCGATTCCGCCGCGATATCGACTCGAAGGATCGCGTCCGCTACCAGGGAGAGGACTTCAACATCATCGAAGTGGCGGAGCTCGGCTACCGCCAGGCGCTCGAGCTGCTCTGCCTGAAGGCGCCGCACTGATGGACCTGACGGCGCTGCGCGCGCTGCTGCTCGCCGACGCGGGCGTGCGGCCGCTGGTGGGCGCAAGCCGGGTCTATTTCCTGACCGCGCCGGAAGGTGCACCGGCGCCCTATATCGTGTTGCAGCCGCTACAGACGCAGCCCGTCAATGCGCTAGATGGCTGGGCGGGCCTGGACCTGTCGGCCGTACTGATCGATTCCTATGGCGTCGACTTCACCAGCACCAAGGCGCTCGGAGCGGCGGCGCGGACCTGCCTGCAGGCGCAGCAGATCCTGATGCAACAGGAAACCGAGGACTACGACAACCCGACGCGAACGTTTCGCGTCTCCCAGCAGTGGCAAATATGGACGTGAGGAACAGACATCATGGCAACTAAGGGTTCAGGCGCAGTTCTGAGCGTCGCAACCGCGGTGAGCGGAACGGCAGTCAGCGCGACGGCGATCACGAAGGCGAATCCCGCAGTCGTCACCGCAACGAACACGTACTCGGCCGGCGATGTCGTCACGTCGTCCGGAATCGTCGGGATGACGCAGCTCAACAATCGCGCCTTCGTCGTGACGGCGCCCAGCGGCACGCAGTTCACCCTCAAGGGCGAGGACTCGACCAACGACTCGGTCTACGTTAGCGGCGGCTCGTTCCAGAAGCAGACGATGGCTGCGATCGCCACCGTGCAGTCCATCGGCGGCTTCGACGGTCAGGCCGCCGAGATCGACGTGACGAGCCTCTCGAGCACCGCAAAGGAATTCCTGCTGGGACTGCAGGACTTTGGTCAGGTGACCATCAAGGTGCTGCTGACTAACGGCGACGCCGGCCAGGCGCAGCTGCGCACGATCCAGCGCACCCAGGCGCCTACGGCATTCACCCTGCAGCTGTCAGACGGATCGATCTCAGCCTTCATAGCGCTCGTGAAGCAGTTCAGCTTCGAAGGCGTGCAGCCGGACGGCGCGGTGTCCGGAAGCGTCACTCTGCGCGTGACCAACGCGCCGCCCTGGTTCGCTTGATGCTCGGCCGGGGGGACATCCTGGGCGCCGACGACCTGCGCACAGAGGAAGTGAACGTGCCGGAATGGGGCGGCAGCGTGCGCGTGCGGTCGATGACCGGCTGCCAGCGCGAGCAGTTCGAGCAGGCGGTGCGCGACCGCCGCGTGGCCAATCCGACAGAGCCCGCGATGCGGGCGCTCCTGGTGGCCTACAGCTGCTGCGATGAGTCTGGCGAGCCGCTCTTCAAGGAGGCGGACCTGGACCGCCTGAGCGCCAAGAGCGGCGTTGCGCTCGAACGCGTTGCCACGGTCGCCGCCAAGCTCTCGCTGCTCACGGACGCCTCGATCGAGGAAGCGTCAAAAAACTGAAAGCCCAGCCGCGCCGGCGATTCTATTTCATGTTGGCGCGCGCGCTGGGCAAAACCCTACAGCAGCTCCTTAGCGAGACCAGCAGCGCCGAGCTCGGCGAGTGGCTTGCGTTCTACGAGCTCGAGCGGGCCGGCGGTGGCCCTGAGTCGGATCCCGCGGCGGCCGAAGCGCAGCTGCGGGCAATCTTCGGGAGGCCTCGCGATGCCTGACGCAATCACCTGGAACGAGGACGACGTCGCTTCCGCGCTCAAGTCCTTCGAGGACAAGGTTGCGCGCACGTTCGTGCGCTCCGCGCTGCGCCTGGCCAGCGCCCAGGCTCTGGCCATGCTGCGCACTGCCGCACCCCGGCGCACCGGCCGGCTGCAGACGAACATCGCGCTTCGCGCCACCTCCAGGCAAGGCGCGATCGCCGTCGACGTCGTGGTGAACACCAGCGGGAAGCGTGACGACAAGAAGAACGCCTTCTACTGGGCCTTCGTAGACCGCGGACACAAAACGCGGCCGTCGCACGCGACCAATCCCAAGCCGCAGCACCTGGTCCCGGCTACGCGCTTCGTCGAAAACACCTGGGCGCGGCTTCAGCAGACCATCAGTGCGACCTTCTTCCAAGAGCTCGGAAAGGCCGTCAATGGCCAGCTGACGAAGCAGGGCTAAGCCATGGCTCTGTTCAACGTCCTATTCGACATCGCCGCGAAGACGGCGGGCTTCGAATCCTCGATGAAGCGAGTCGAGGGCGAGTTCAAGCAGCTCAAGACCGTCGTAAAGGACGTCTCGGGTGCACTGGGCGTCGCGTTTTCCGCAGCTGCGCTCACCGATTTCATCGGGTCTGCCCTCAAAGCCGGCGACACGCTTTACACCATGTCGCAGCAGACCGGCGTCGCCGTGCAGGCGCTCTCCGAGCTCAGCTACGCGGCTCAGTCCAGCGGCGTGAATGCCGATGCGCTCACCACGGCGTTCGCGAAGATGCAGCAGAACGTCGTCAAGGGATCTGCGGTATTCGGTGAACTCGGGATCAATGTCGATAAGCTCAAGGAGCTCTCGCCCGACCAGCAGTTCGAGGCCGTCGCCGAGGCGATCAGCCAAATACCGGATCCGGCTGAGCGTGCGTCGGACGCCATTGCGATATTCGGCCGCGCGGGCGCAGAGCTCCTGCCGCTGCTCAACCAAGGCGCAGAGGGCATCGAGAAGCTGCGCAAGAAATCAGAGGATTTGAATGCCGCGCTGGACGGAGCTACGGCCGCCGCGTTGCACGATGCCAAGAGCGCGATCGACGACCTGCATCAGTCGGTGACCGGGCTCGGCGATTCCCTGGTGGCAAAGATTGCGCCGGCGATTTCGCTGTTCTCGAATGAGATCCGCCTGATGATCGGCAGTGGCACCGGCATCGAGCGCCTGCAGGCTCAGCTTGAGAAGCTGCAGGAGGCGCTGCTCATCCCTGGTACCGCCAGTGGGACGGCGGCGATCAAGGCGAACATTGCCCAGGTGCAGGCGCAGATCGATGCGCTGAATGGGAAGAAGAGCGCTCTTCCGGCGGGCGTTGTAGGTAACCCGAAGTTCGTCGCATATACCGGCGCTCCGCTTCCGAACGTCGAAAATCTGTACGCTTCCTCCAATCAGGCGCTGGAGGCCTCGTCGAGGCTCTACCAGCAGCTCAATGACCAGCAGAACGCCAGCATCGATCAGATGGTCAGGGCCAATCGCGCTTTCCTCGATCAGGAGAACGCGGACACGATGACCGGCCTCGAAAAGCAGTTCGCAGCCCGGGACCACTACCAGAGCGAGCTGGAGAACCTCGTCGCGAATGGAATGAAGCAGGACGAGGCGAATAGGCGCCTCGCCGAGTACGACAACGATAACGCCCTGGGGATCGATAGCCTTCAGCCTGTCGTAGTCAAAGCCCAGAAAATGCTGACCGTCCAGCAGCAGACCTGGGCGGCCATGTCGAACCTGACCAGCCAGGCCTCGCAGAGCATGGCGAACAGCTTTGAGCAGTTCTTCGCCGATCCTGTCAGCGTCGGAATCAAGGGCCTGGCCAAGGATTTCCTCGCGGCGGTCGATCAGATGCTCGCGAAATGGACCACGCTCGAGCTATTCGGTGCCAACGGTACCAGCGGTGCACTGGGAAGCCTTTTCGATAAAACGTTCAGCCTTATCGCCGGCGCGCGCGCCAGCGGCGGCCCTGTCTCCGCGGGCATGCCGTACCTCGTGGGTGAGAAGGGCGCAGAGCTCTTCACGCCGTCGACGGCCGGCACCATAACGCCGAACAGCGGGCTTGGAACTGCGGGCGGCATCAACATTCCTATCAGCATCGACATGCGCGGCTCGACGCCAGACGCCGTGAAGCTGCTGCCGAGCATGACGAACAAGGCCGTGCAGATGGCCCTCGCGCAAGTCCTTCAGTTGAAGAGGCGGGGAGTTCTCGCTGCGGGACCGTTGGGATGAGCGACCTCTTTCTGCCACCTTGGCTGCGCATCGCACAGGCGCAATGGACCGCCGTCGCCAATACCGCCGTATCGCAGTCGATCTTCACCAGCGCCACGCGCACGCTCGCGCGCTCGGGCGACCATCTGAAGGTCAGTCTGACGCTCAACAGCGCCGCGGACGGCAAGTATCAGAGCAATCCGGAGCGGGCCACGCTGCGGGCTTTCCTCGCGCGGCTGCGCGGCCAGGCGAACCGAGCGTATTTCTACGACAAGTCCTACCAGCCTCGCGGCAGCTTTCCGTCCGCCGAGCTGCTCGATTCGACCTTTCAGCGGGCAATCGGGCCCTGGACGGCACTGAATTCGGCCACGCTTTCCTGCAACGACCGTGTGCTCAGGGCGAAGCGCACCGCTGCGGGCGCATCCTCGGGCGCGCAGGCCTCGGCGATCGTGGTCTCAGGCGGCGCGTACGCGCTGCGCAGCTTCGTGGGCGCCAATCTGAATGTCGGCGGCTCGCAGTCCATCGCGATGAGTCTCACGGCAGGCGCCGCGTACACGCTTGCCGGTACGGCAGGTCAGGGCTATCGCGTGCTCTGCGGTATCGCCACCGGCGGCTCCGGGGCCACCGCGGATTCGTCCAGCATCACGGCTGATTCATCGACTGTGACGGCCGACGGCGGCTCCGCAATCCCGGTCAGCGCCCAGATCCAGATCTACGATGCCTCGACGTCGGGCGTCGCCAGTGGCGATTACTTCGACATGCCATGGGTCTCGCTTGCGCGGTGTGCGCAGATCCACGGTGCCGGCCAGACCGGGCTCACGTTGCAATTGAAGTCCCTGCCGGCCTCAAGCAGCGCGCTGCTGTTGCCAGGCGACCTGGTGCAGCTCGGCTCTGAGCTGAACATGGTGGCCGCCGCGCTCGATTCAGATGGGAGCGGCACCGGCTACCTGCAGCTCTACCGGCCTTTTCGCAGCTCACCCGCGGACTCTGATCCGCTGATCATCAGCAATCCCTGCGGCCGCTTCGTGGCGACCTCTAACCAGAACGGCTGGACAGATACGCCTGGCGCATTCAGCGATGTCACGCTGGAACTCGAAGAGGCGCTAGATCAGTGAGCTTCGTCGCGACGGTCTATTTCCGCGGTCCTATGAGCCGCTGGGCCTGCAAAGTGCACCCGCGCGACGTGCTTTGGAGCAAGGCATTCCGCTGGGCGCCGGTCGCGGCCGGTAGGGCAAAAACGCGCGCCCGCCACCTGCAGCACGTCGGCTGGCAGGTCCAGGACGAGCAGGGAAGGGTTGTCGCCGGAGAGGCGCCGAGCCGAGATATCGAATGAGCAGGCTGGCGTCCGACGTAAACCAGAACGCTGTCGATAAGGTTCTGATCCCTTACGTGCTCTTCGTCGAATTCGACTTCCCGAGCGGCTCCGTCTATTGCTGCTCTGGTGCTCGAAGCTACACGGCGCTAGGTCATGTCTATCAAGCACTCGGGCTTTTCGGTGGCATCAGCGATATCCAGGAAGGCACGGACCTCTCGAGCCGGTCGATCACATTCACGCTGTCCGGCGTCGATAACGCGCTGATCGAGCCGACGCTCGCGGAAAAGTATCACGGTAAGAACGCCACATTGCTGGTGGGTTACCTCGATCAAAACGAAGACCTGATCGACGACCCCGAAATCCTTTGGCAGGGCGTCATGGACGTGATGACGCTCAATTCCACCAAGAACGGCTCGGCGGTCTCGCTGGTTTGTCAGAACCCGCTCGTGCGCTGGCAGCAGGCGCCGAACTGGCTTTACACCCAGGAGCATCAGCGTCTTTTCGACGCGACGGACAACTTTTTCGACCAGGTCAATGCGATCGCAGCGAAGAGCGTGACCTGGGGCAATGCGCAGATCCGCGCCGGCGCAGGCGACAGGGCTCGCAGTGGCAATTGAGCTGCATCGCGTCGCGGACTGGCGCGCACGCTTCGACGTCATGATCCGGCAGTCGCTCAGCCGGCCATTCGACGAGAAGACGTGGAACTGCGCTCACTTTGGAGCGGCTGCGGTCATTGCTCTATGCGGGGACGAGCACGCCGATGCGATGCTTGCCGCGGTCGGCTCGCAGAGCTATTCGCTGGATCTCTCAGGCGACGATCTGCAGATCCAGCAGCGAATCTCATCCGTGCTGGGTCCTGCGATGCAGAATCGCGCGCTGGCGCGCCTGGGCGACATTGCGGTGGGATACATAGGCCGGCGCCGCCGGCAGCCGCTCGGGATCGGCGTGATCGTCGGTCCGCGCGCCGCGTTTGTCAGCCTGCAGGGCCTGCGTTACTACCCGCGGCAGGTCATCGGACAAGCCTGGGGCGTCGGCTAAATGCCTCCGGCGATTGCGTATGTGGCGGGTGCAGTCTTCGAAGCGCTCGTCGCCGGCGGCGCCGCGGAGACGCTGGCCGAGGTCGCGTTCGTAGCGACTGAGATAATCGGCACACTCGCGATCTCTTTCTCGACGGCGATTGCCGGGCGGCTGCTGACTGGTGGGAAAAAGCCGCCCAACTCGGCGCCATCGCCCAACGTCACCATTACCGGCACGATCGCGCCGCGGCAGATGCTCTATGGCGAGTCGCTCACCGGCGGGTATCTCGCCTTCTTCGAGCTGGGCGGCGACGGCGGGAAATTTCTCTACTTCGTGGTCGTCTATGCGACGCACCAGTGCGAGTCGATGTCCGATGCGGCGCTCGACACGCGCTACGTCCGGGCCAGCGACATCGATCCTTCGACTGGCATCGTCGCCAATGGGCTAAAGGACGATCTGGGCAACCTGGTCGGCTTCAACGGCTATCTCAAGATCACGACGCACCTTGGGAGCTCAGATCAGGCGATCGACTCGGAGCTTGCTGCGAACATTCCGGTATGGAACCTGGACACCAACCACCGCGGCAACGGCATCGCCTACCGCGTGTTCCGGATGGAGCACAACGCCGACGTCTATCCGGACGGCGCGCCGCAGGCATTCTTCTCGGTCGTGAAAGGCCGCAGGGTCTACGACCCGCGCCAGGACTCTATCAACGGCGGCAGCGGCGCGCAGCGAGCGAGCGACCCGACTAGCTGGGCATGGTCTAACAATGCAGCGCTGTGTGCGCGCGACTACCTGACCGGCGGCTCGCGCACGTATGACGTGCAGGTCGCCGATAACCGGCTGGGGATTGGCATCTCCGACTCCCAGATCGATGACAGCTACTCGATCGACGCCGCGAATGCCTGTGATGAGCCTGTGACGGTGCCCCTGCCGATCCTATCGGGCTCGCTCACATGGACCAATGGCAGCATCGCGCTCAAGGGCCTGGCGACGTCCTTCCTGCGCGAGCTCGTCGTGGGCGATTTCGTGATGGACCCGGACGGTGCCATGCACGAGGTCACGTCCGTCACGGATGACTTTACGGCCGCCGTATTCCCCGCGTTTTCCGGCGTCACAGTGAGCGGCGCTGTCGGGCAATTCGGCACGACCGGCGCCACCTCGACGACGCAGGCGCGCTTCACGATCGATGGCCAGGTCAGCTGCGCGGATACCTTCGCCGACACGCTCAATAACATGCTCGCGGCCATGAATGGAAAGGTGTCGTGGGCGGCTGGCAAGTACCGGATCCATGCGGGCGCCTACTCGACGCCGCTGATCGAGATCACCGCAGACGATGTGCTCGACTCGGTCGCGGTGCAGACGCATCCACAGGGCGAGGACGTCTATAACGCGGTGGCCGGGACCTTCTTCGATGAGACGCGTGGCTGGCAGCAGTCGTCCTTCCCGACGCGCCAGAATGCCACCTATCAGGACGACGACAACGGGCAATACACCCGGACGATTGCTCTGCCGCTGACGCGCTCGAGCTTCCGCGCACAGCGTCTGGCAAACGTGCTGCTGCAGCTGTCGAGGAACAAAACCAGCATCACGTTCAACGGCCTATCGCCCAAGGCGATGAAGATCGGGCTGTGGGACACGTTCTTCGTGACGATCCCGGAATATGGCTGGTCGGAGCAGATCTTCCGCTGCTCGAGCTGGAAGTTCCTCGGCGCATCCGGGCTGGTCTCGATCACCGGCACCATCGAGAATGCCGACGCTTACGCCGACATGGCCGTAGAGGAATATGAAGTCCTAGCCGGCAATAGTTATCCCTCGATCGGCCTGAAGATCCCAGACGCGCCGACAGGGCTGACGGCAAGCTCGTACCCTGGCCAGATCGTGCTGACGGTGGCCGTCGGGACGCTCACGCCCGGCAGCGTCGTGGAGCTGTACGAGTCGACGAGCTCTTCGCCATTCTCTGGCGCGACGAAGATTCAGGAAGGGGCGATCAGCTATTTCGTCCTGAATAAGTCGGACTCGACCACGCGCTATTACTGGGTGCGAGTGCGGGACCTGCAGGGAAACTTTTCCGAAGAGTTCCCGACCGGCAGTGGGCTGGCGGCCGCGGCCATCACCCCTGGCGTGCTCTCGGCGGCCGTCGATAAGTCCAGCGTCACGACCGGCGGCCCGGGTTCCACGCAGACGACGCCTGCGGTCACCGTCACGCCGCACGGCGGCACGCCTGCCTACACGTACGCCTGGGTGTGGCTGACAGGCGGCGCGAATCTCTCGATCGGCAACGCATCAGCCGCCTCGACCTCGTTCACCGGCTCCGGAATGACCCAGGGCAACGCCTATTCGGGCGTCGCTCAGTGCACGGTGACGGACGCGCTCGGCCAGACGACCCTGATCAACGTTAGCGTCGAGATCGCCTGCGAGACGACCCTGACAGCGACCTGCTCGCCCACGAGCCTCTCTTTGGCGGGCAGCTCTGCCACGACGCAGACGACCGGGGGCACGACCGCGATGCCGAGCGGCGGCTCGGCGCCTTACACGTTCAGCTGGGCCTGGGCGAGCGGCGGCGCTGGCCTGTCGATCGTCTCGCCGTCGAGCCAGGCGACCACCGTCACCGGCGTCGGCATGAGGCCCGGGACGACCTATAGCGGCACGCTCCGGTGCACCGTCACGGATGAGTTCGGCCAGGTGGCGCACCCAGACTGCAGCGTCTCGATCGCTTGCGCGCCTCCCGCCCTCGGGTCGATCAAGTTCCTTCTCGGCCAGGCCGATGGGAGCGATCCGCCTTTCTTCGTCCAGACGCTCTACGGCGTGACGGACGGCAGCTTCGGGACCATCGAGAGCCGCTCTTGTCCGTTCGGGACGATCACAGAGCTGCACACGCAATTCAACAGCGCGAGCTCGCCCACCGATTTCACGACCCTGGTTATTAATTGTCCGTCAGGGAACCCAGGGCAGAGCGCCTTCACGACACTCGATCTGGGGAGCCGCGGAACGCTGGCCACGAGCGCCGCCGATTACACCTTCGTCGTCGGCGACTTCGGCGGCGAAGCCCGGTGGCAGTGGAACGGCAGCAGCATTCTCGACGGCGTTGCCTCCGGCACCGAGATCACGGCAGAGCTGGAATGACCGCGCCTGTCGAGAGCAACTCCGATCGGGCGATCGGTCGGCTGGAGGGCGTGCAGGAACAGATCGGCGTGCGGCTGGAAAGAATCGAAGAGGACCTCGCGCATGTCGTCTCATGGGTCAATCGCCAGCGCGGCGGGAAAGCGACCTTGACCGCCATGTTGACGGCCGCTGGCGGCCTTGGCGCCGCGATCGCGGAGATCGTGCACTGGATTGTCAGAACGGGGCACAAATGAACCTGACGCTTCGTTCGACGAGCTCGCGCGGCGACATCGCCCAGGTCGGCACGCTCGCCGCCGGCAATCTGACGCTCAGCACGATCGAGCTGCCCTGGCGAGACAACCTGGCCGGTCGATCCTGCGTGCCTGCGGGCGACTACGAACTCCTGCCGTACCTCTCGCCCAAGCACGGTCAGACCTGGCGCCTGCATAACCCGGCACTCGGCGTCTGGGGCAGGACGCTCGCGCCCGAGGGCGTCAGGACCGAGATAGAGATCCACTGCGCGAACTTCGCGCGCGAGCTACAGGGCTGCATCGCGGTCGGCCTGTCGGGCGAGCCAATGCTCGATGGTGCTGGCGATGGCTGCACGCACCAGGTCGAGCCAGCCGTCCAGAACAGTCGCGAGGCATTCGAACGGCTGCGCGAGCTGCTCATGCTGAGCGAAAACGATATCCACCAGCTGACCATCATTCGCGACGCGATCACCGCGCCGCGCGAGGGATAGCCATGCAACAGCTCACCGCAATGCAGATCGTCAACCGTGTGATGGCGGCGCTGCTCGCGGCGATCATCGCCCCGCAGCTCGCGAAGCTCGATGTGCACCTGACGCCCGAGCAGTACGCGACGCTGGCGGCAACGCTCGCGACCATCGCCTTCGGGGTCTATCACCATTTCGAGCTGCTGGCCGCGGCATCGCCGCCGGCGGTTACGAATAGCCAGCTTGCGGCCGTCGTGCGCGCAGTCGTCGCGGAGCTCAGGCAGGCAGTCCCTACGCAACCTTCACCACATCCGGAAAATCCGGGGAGCGTTTCAAAATGATTCCATTTGCACAGCAGGGCGCCACTGCGCTCACGGTGGCCGCGATCGACTTCGGCGCGAAGGATCAGCCGACGAAGGTCGCTCGTGCGCAGGCGGCGCTGGCCGTCTCCAGCATCTTCGCGACAGCCGGCAACGGCGACATTGTCGCAGCCGCCCAGCAGTTCCAGGCGCTGATCGTGAAGACCTCTGACCCCGGGCTCGTGCTCCTGGTGAACCAGGCCTGGGCCATCGGCGCACCCTTCCTGGCCTCCGAGGGTCAGCTTCTGGCCGCCGCGCCGCTGATCGGCAGCGACGTCTTCACGGCGCTGAAGGACACGGCCGCTGGAATGGCCGCGGCAGCGAACGCGTACATCAGCGCGCCCGCCAGCTGATGCGCGTCAAGGTCGTAGCAGGCACAGGGCTGACCTCCAAAGCCCTGTGCTGGTGGGGCAACGGCTTCGGGGGTTATTCCCATGCAGCAGCAGTGCTGCCGTCAGGCGAGCTCCTTGACGCTCGCTACGACCATGTCGGAGGCCAACCTCCGGGCGTGCGCATCCGCCCGGACGGTTACGAAAAGTGGCTGCGTTGGCAGGTAATCGACATTCCCTCGTCGGCTGCCCAGGACGCTGCGTGGGAGCGCTACCTGCGATCCCAGATCGGCCGGCCGTACGACTCGCGCGGGATCCTGTCCTTCATCCTCGGAACGCAGCCGGCGGATGACGGCATGTGGTTCTGCTCGGCGCTTCAGGCCGAGGCGCTGCAGAAGTGCGGTCGCATGAGCGATATCGGCATTCCCCCTCAGCAAGTAACCCCCGACGGCCTGGCGATGCTAGCCCGGGCGATCGGCGGGAAAGTATGGGAGTCCTTCAACGATGACGATTAGCCTCAAGCTCGGCCGCCGCGCGCGCGTCCGCCGCGTCGGCGTTCCGCACCTATCGTCCATTCTCGCTGGCCGGGAACTCCCGCCGCTGCCTCCCAGCGTCAACTACAGCCGCGCGATCGCCAGCCAACCGCTGGGCGCCATGCTGAACAATCAGCTCGGCTGCTGCACATGCGCAGCGGTCTACCACTCCCTGCAGGTCTGGACGGCCAACGCCAACCCGCCCATGCAGACCGAGCCGGACAGCAACGTCATGATGCTGTACATCGAGGCCTGCGGTTACAACCCGCATGCGCCGCTGGTCAACGGCGAGAATCCGACCGACCAGGGCGGCATCGAGCAGGATGTGCTGACCTACCTGCTGAATCGTGGCGCGCCGGTTGGGCAGGGCGGCAGGCACAAGATCGACGCATTCGTGGAGGTCGACCCGCGCCACCTCGATGACGTGAAACGCACCATCGCGGACTGCGGCGTGGCCTATATCGGCTTCAACGTGCCGTCCTTCCTGATGAACGGGCTCACGGCGCCGAATTCGGACTGGGACGTGCAGCCCGGGACTGCCGATATCGTCGGTGGCCACGCGGTCATCCTGGTGGGCTACGACGATCAGCTGCAGCGCTTCATCGTGATCTCGTGGGGCTACGAGTACACCATGACGTACCGGTTCTTCGCCAAGTACGTCGACGAGGTCTACGGGATCATCGACCGCGACTGGGTCGAGCGTACCGGTAAGACGCCGTTCGGGCAGTCCGAGCCCGACCTGGTCGATGCGATGCGGGCGATCAGTAAGGCCGCATGAAGGCGCTCTGGCCGCTCCTGCTCGCGCTGGCGCCGCTGGCGCGCGCGGGACAGTGGACCGCTCACCCCATCATCCCCTTCGGCCCGCTGGCGGCCTGTAATGCATGCACAGCGATTCCCGGCCAGCTCACGATCACCTGGGACACCCCCACGATCGATGATTACGGCGCGCCCTTCACCGTAGACCACTACGTCATGGTGTACGAACGGATAGACGCCTACGACGTGAGCTTCATCGACGGCATACCCGCCTCGGCCACGAGCTACACGCTCACGGGGCTGACCAGCGGAGCCGTCTACGCAGCATGGCTCTTGGCGAGGGGAGCGGATGGCTATACCCATACGGTTACGCCATGGGTCAAAGTCACAGCCCCGTAAAGCTCTGGATCTGGACGCGCTTCGGGCTATGGCGCCTGCATGGGGGCTACCAGGCGCTGCCGGCGCTCGGGCAGGGACGAAGGCAGCATAGCGTGAGGCCTCGCAAGTGATCTGCGACGGCTGCTTCTGGGTCGCCGCGCGCGGCGGCTATGCCCAGCGCTGGTGCGCGCACGAGAAGCACAGCGGCTGGATCGCCGACGCGAGGTCGCGCTGCCGGGGGAAGGCGTTCACCGCTCGCAGACAGACCGCTCCAGATCAGAGCTTGCCAGCCAGCGCGCCTGCTGCCTGCTGCCCTAAGCCGTGAAGTTTCGCGTCCAACGCCGGGCCGAACAGGAAGCCGCTGCCTTCTCCCGCCACTCCGGGCTGGTACTTCGCCAGCGAGAAATCCCCGTCCGTCGTGTGCCAGGTGGCCAGCTGCTGATCCAGCGCGCCACCGAAGCCGTTGGTCGCCGGCAGATGTCGCAATGAAGGTGCGCAGCCGAACTTCTGCGTATAGGCCGCGATGACCGCATCGAAGTCGCCCGACGAGTAATTCACCTTCAGGCCAGCGAGCTTGTCGTCGATATAATAGGCCTCAGTCTCGATGCGGGTGCTTCCTGACCAGATCGTCTTGACGCACCTGACGATCTCGTTGACCGCATCGCCGTATGCGGCGCATCTGTCAGTGTGGTCGTTACCCTGATCGCCGATGTGCAGGCCTTCGAAGTCGAATTTCGGCGTGCAAGCTCCGTCTGCTGCGGCGGCAGTTCCTGCCAGCGCGAACGCGGCGATCGCCGCTGCTGCTATCAGCCTCAT